AAATAATCTCGATTCATAAAAATAGTCCTCACTTACTATATGTCGGCAAATTTTAAAGGTAGTATATAAAGTTATTGTTTAAGTTTAAAGAAGTTTTTATTTTCTTCAAACTTCTTCATTATAATTCTTCCTCATTATGAAATTTTCATTATATAGTATAATGCATAGTATGGCGGCCTGTTTTCATGAGGTTGACCACCACCCTCTGTGCTTACATAATTAGTACCGTTTGATCTATCTGCGACATAAGGATGATTCCCGTTATTAATCGCATTTTCTCCATAATCATCATATATATAACTATGATTATGCGGAGGCATCTCATCAACTGTAAGTGTATGCTCAGATTCCCCGCCAGTATCACCGTTGGTATAAGTATCGCCAGCACCAACAACAAACCTATTTCTTAAATCGGGTGTACCGTTTGTACCATCACATATCTGCCATCCTGTAGGTATTTCAGTACTTAACCCTGACCACATAATTATGGCACCCATTGGCATCTTATCACTCTGCCAGGGCTGACTTCCATCAGCAAGAACATTGGATTGTAAATTACTTACCTGTCCAGATGTTAAAGCATCTGCAGGGATAGTCGATGCATAGGCAATGGATGGTTTATTGCTTAAATCATTATAATTTCCACTGAAATAGTTATGTGCAGCAGTACTGCCATGATCAGTATCATTATTTATTGCTGCCTGTGCTTCAGCATCTGTATATTTAGCATGGTGAGCATCTACATCAGATTTGTGTGTAGAAATATCACTATCAATTTCATTTTGAATATCACTAAGATGTGCACCGTCAAGTGCATCTGCATTGTCTACAATACCATCATCATCAGTATCGTACACTGATTTAAACATATCTCCATAACCAGCAGTCCCGACATCATTCATAGTTGCAAACACATTAGTTCCAGAAGGAACATTAGCACCATCAATAGCAGCATTCTGATCAGCAGTTAAATGTTTAGACAAATCACTACTATGATTACTAAGGTCATTATTAAGTGCCTGCAGGTTACTAGTTAATGACTTAATATTATTATCCGGTGTGTCTGACCAATTTGCTTTACCATTCAATTTGTGAATTTGGAATCTTAAATTTTTAATTTCGTCTAACAGATTAGCACATGATGTTTTTATCGATGATGGTGTATTACTATATGTTAGTCCGGTATTTTTAATACTGGTTTCTGGATGCATGTATGTAGTATTAGTGGTTGTCCTATGTGTTTCAATACCACTATTAAGTTCAACAGAACTTACAACATCAGTATCTAAATTATCCAGATCAATTCTATATTGAGATGCATTGATGAGTGCGGTAATTTCTTCTGCCGTCAAATCCGCAGTAGCACCAGTCTCAATTGTATCTAATTTACTATACGCACTTTGTAATGTAGCAAGAAGTTTGTCTAGATCAGTCTTTATATTATTAAAATCAGCATCAATCTTTGCCTGACTAATGGTTGTATATGGTATATACCCATTGTCATTGCCCTGGTTAGGCCCTGTAAACGTATTCGGATCAATATCAGTCATTTATTCAGCCCCATTTATAATCATCAGTATCCCATGTAGCAAGATCCCATACAGAATCTGTAAATTCGAAATGTACATATATACCAGCAGCAATTATCTGGTAGATATATTTCTTCAAATTTTCAGCATCATCCGCATTTTCAGAAGGCAGCATTATCGATAAATAGTAAGGTGTAGTTTCAAAAATAACTACGTCAGAAATTTCAATATTTAAAAAATTAGCAATGAATTGCTGAATCGCATCTTTTGTCGTGGACTGTTTAATAGAAGAAATGTAGGTAAGTAGTCGATTTATATAATCAACATCAGTCTCATTATACATCCGATCCACATTTAAAAATTCACCATAATAATCAATTGATTCACCAACGGAGTTTTCTAAACTTTTTTGGTCAGCAATGTCTTGGATACATGTAAAAATCTCGTCGTATTCATGTACAATGGTATCCAGAAATCTTTGGTATATCATTATAATCTCCTGTATTGCATTGGAAAATAGTTGACCATTTTGTAAATAAAATCAAGTCTATATGATAATGATATATTGTGGACAATCGGTGAGTCAAGACCAGTTAGTACAACTTTCCACTGTAAATATTGTGCAGGTTTGTTTATAACATAATTTTTAGGATTGTATATAACAATAACATTTGTATTGTTTTTATTCAATTTATTAGATAAAAATATATGATTATCTTTAACTTCTGCATCGCTTGTATAATCTATAACATTTGAAGAATCATGATCAACCTGTGCTAAATTTACAGTTCCCTCGTCAGTTATTGCTTGTACCAAAATACTATATCTATAATCATTTTCAGTATAAATATTTATTATTGAATCTATATCATATTCAGTATTGATTTTGTCAGGTGTAATGGACAACAAGAATTCGGCATATTGTTCAGGCACTGTGCAGTCTATCCAGTCCGACCATTCATGATTTTCGTATAATCGGTAATATACAGAGTATCCAGACCCTGTGATCGATGTAGCAAGATCTCCAAAATGATGTAACTTATCACTCAAGTAAATTTCAGGCGAGATGATTTCAGCATAAGCAGGTTCGTAGTTATATTCAATACTGACAAACTCGCCCTCACTAAGTATAGATGTTAGCACCACCTCGCCAGTAGAACTAACAAAATGGTCAACCGATCCGCCCTCAATACTTACTATACTATCAATCGGTATTTTTGATACAAATATAGATGTAGTGCCATCTCCCTCAATTGCTTCTTTATAATCATCTATATCTTTAATAGACACATCGCCCGACTCAGAAATAGTGCATTGTGAAGTGGTGCACCTGTAAAAATCATCTTTTGTAGTCCACTCTCGCACAGGCATTTTAACTCACCACTGTATCATTAATTACGATAGTATTAGCAATTGGAAGTTCTACAACACCCACTTCAATATAGTTAGTTGATACAGATTCACTAACACTATTATATGCCCACGAATCAAAAGTCACATCAACGATGTCTGTATGTGTTTCAAGTGCTTTTTTAACCAAAGTATTCCGGTATACACGTCCATGCATATCTCTACTATTGATATACGAATTATATTTAGTTTCTATACTTGCAAGCACGTCTGATTTTTGTGCAGTTGTAAGTTCACTGTCTTGATCAAAATACACTGTTACAGTGACATCAATCAACGCACTATTTGGTCTATAAAACCATGAGTATGGATATTCATCATCACCATCAGCATTGCTATCACCGGTACCATATCCAACACTATGAACTCCTGCAGCACGTGAACTTTCAATCGCACTAACTACATCTGAAGTAACACCACCAGCAACATAAATCTTAATCTTGCCAGGCAGCACATAGTCATAATCTACATCCACAGACGCACCATCGGTTACGGTTGTGGTTAGTATAATTTCACCAGTATCTTCGACAAACGAATCAACCGTATGTCCGGTAACAGAATTAACTTTATAAATCGGAGTATTAGATACAAATATAGAAGTAGACCCATCACCAACACTGGACTCAACGGTATTTATTCTGTGAGGATTATAAACTTTTACATTAGACACATCGTCGACTTCTTTTAAACTATACTCAATAGATGCCTGTGTCCCTTTACCGAACGACTCACGCGCATTCACAATCCTGTCCCGCAACTCGGAATCTGTCTCAGTTTCAACACCGTTAGACAACCCCTGCTCGTTCTTAATGTAATGTATAAAGTCAAACGGATTTGACATCACCGTTATCATTTCAGCATTAACATTACCAATCTCACCAAGATCTACACACTCAATAGGTGCCGACACACTTAACGGAACATACGTGGTCTTGATTGTTTTGCCTGCAGGCACTGAGAGTGTGCTTAGTGTGATCGTCCGTCCGTTGAATGTAGCATCTGATGTATAGTCTGTACCATCACTATCCACAATGGAAGTTATTGAACTTATATAGTTCTCACAATTATACACCGTCGTTTCTTCATCAGTATCGTACTCCTCATCTGTAATCGTTGCTTTGAAATATACAGATTTTGTCGTCACATATTTTGTTGAAGAAACATCTGCAGTAGTTACTACAGTATCTGCTGGAATTATTTTATACGAAGATTCTGTTAATGGAGTATTTCTGTAAAATGTGACTGTGCCTGTAGCAGGTGACCCGTCACTTCTTTCAATACCCACAAGTTTAGACACATTGTCTAGTGATGTTTCAGTTGCAGTGTTTACAAATCCAGACTTATAACATGAATCAAGATTATTCCATAGTTCCACAAGTTCAGCAGACATGAGATCGATCATAAGTTTTAGAGGACTACCAGGTGTGAGATCAACATTTTCACCGAACCTACGTTTTGCGTTATTTTCCAGACTGTTTAGTATGTCTAGAAATGATTTTTTATTAAAACCATCTTCTGTAACACCATAATTTACCATGTTATACCGTCCGATATGTTAAATACTGTATTTTCATTTGAGACGACCTCTATCTCTATATTAAGAACTCCACGTTCAGGTCTGTTTAATTTAATATTCTGCACCTTTTTAACTCGCGGATCACGTATAAGCGCATTATTTATTTCGTGTTTTAAATTATCATACACAATGTTTTTTTGCATTATGTTTTTATAGTTAACACCAAAATTTGTAAAAAATTTATCTTCACCTTTAATTGTACGAAGAGTTGATTTTATTACTTGTACAAAATTATCCTCATCTTCAACAAACTGTATGCTCAATTTATCAGGATCAAAATCAAAATCACCATCATCATTTACTTTAATTGAAAATCCGTAACTCATTTACATACTTCCTATATCATCAACTTTCAAATTATTTGATCCAGCAGTTACAGAAGATCCATCAATTGAAATACTTGAGTCTGTAATAACAATAGAAGATGATCCGTTTAAGATTTGTATACTATCATCTTTTACAATAATTTGTGCATCACCATTTTTAAGTAAAATACCATTGTCTGCTGGTGAATTATATATTGTAGGTAATGGGTTTATCTGTCCAAGAATTACTGGATAATTGAGACTAAATGCTTTAAACCCGATAATAACATGCGAACCTACAATGTATTCTGTAGAAATGCAGGTTTGCGCATTTGTACATGGCATCATCAATCTACAGTTATTGACAGAAAGACCATCAAGTTCAGGTATCGTGATCGTGGCAGACGCAGTTTCGAGATCTACATCCTCAATTATACCTTCATAAATACTAAAAAAATCTTTATTAAATAATTTTTTAGCACGTTTTTCAATTTCTTTTAAAAATACTTTTAACCGCGTCTCAGTTGTTCGATTCATTATTAACCACCTCATGCATGAACAGTGAGGAAAAAAATCCCGACTGATTTGTAATCTCTGTTTTTATTTCATCTACAATATAATATTTACTTTCTTCAGTTACATAGGGTGGTGTGTTAGATGTGTCCAAGTACACTACCTGCCCAGCAACAATACCTGGAATCCCGCCAGTCTGTATTTCTATACCATCATCTTTCAGTGCATATTTAAAAACATCATTATAGTCAATGGTCAACACTGGAATTTTGAAAACACCATCCAGCGATTCTTTTTCAGGATTGTAAATCGCAATACTATCTTTAGAAATTTTCCATTTGAATCCTATTTGGTCACATACATTATCTAGTATTTCACCAAGCGACTTGTCTTTAGTAAACAAAGGTTCAGGTAATGCCATAGAACTATCAAATATTTTTTCTACAGTTAGAAAGTTTAATTTATAGATATCAGTGAGAATCTCCTTTACCTGCAGGTACGTAGAAATTTTCGGATAAAGGTTGTTAATTTTTGTATCATAAATTAAACTCTCATCCAACATTGTACCATTAACAACAGTCTTCATATCCGCATTATCGATTGAAGTCTCTGCTTCTTGTACCCTTACAATATACATTGAAGATTTGTTTGGATTAGATTCCCAATAATATCTAAATATAAAAACATCATTTAAAGTTATAATAGTATTTTCTTGTATATTCCAAACTGTTAATTTGCAAGAATCTGCCGATGATTCAATACTGTCTATTATTTCAAAATCACAGGCAAGTTGTGTATTTTCAAAAGAAAACTCGAACTGTTTATCACTGGTAAAAGTGTTTACAACTTCAGTGTCTTTTGATACTACATAATCAAGTCGTTCATTATCGATAAATGAATCCAGTGATTTTAAATTAGACATAGTTGTAGGGTTGTGGTAAAGTTTGATTTCAAGTTTACCAAAATCAAGGTCAGTCATCGCCTGACACCACCACTCTATCAGCAATTAGAACCCAAGGTTCAACAATATATATTTGTAATTGTGTACCAACCGTGACAGGTATTATATAGAAATCATAAGGTGCAAGTTGATCATTGATTTCATCTTCATCTTCATGATTAAATTCGATTTTATTTAGAGTTTCAGTATAAGCGCCTAAATAATCAAATCCGCCAGTCGGTGCTGAATTGGAACATATTTTTTTACCACTATCTTTCCACCTTATAGTGTATGAGAATTGCTCAGAAATTGGCAAAACTTTTATTTTGTTATTAACAACTTCTATATATTTTGGTGACAAATTTTCACTGGATTTGCGCAATAATTGTGGATTGTTGCGGATATATGTTTTTAATTCATTACCAAGTGTAGGTGAATAATTCTCAAATTTGCTATTTGATTTACTGGCTATTACATTTGGATATGTGTTTACAAAATTATAGTAGTCCTGTGCCGAAATTCCTTGTCCATATAAAGTGTTCACGAAATTATCTTCTGAATCATATACTCTATATAAAGTGTTCACTAAATTATATTCTGAATTAAATTCTGAATTAGTATATAGAAAACTACCAATTTTACTAAGTGGTATTCCACCTACTCTGGACATTTCTAAATCTGTAGTAATCTCAATTTCTAATGTTGGTAATGTAGCAGTAACCTCATCATTACCATACAAGTATGTGAATTTAGGTGTTGCATTAACAATTTTAGTCTCAAGATCAGTATCCATTTCGATAGGATTTCTTAAACTAAAATAATAACAATCACGACTTAAATTAACATCTTTCTCAATTTTCATACCAACACGTTCACTCGTAGTGTCGGGTGTATATCCAATACTGCCAAAAAATCCAGTACGTTTCATCAATCCTAATCCAGAATCAGCATCTTTTAAACTAAATGCTGCAGTCATTTCACCTGGATCAGTTTTCTCAGTGAAAATATTTTTACCAAAAATTTCAACTACATTCACGTATTCCCATTCAAGATTAATAGATTGAAGTTTTGTACATGTTACAGTAGCCATTAATGCATCACGCAAAGTTGATTTACGAGAATATTGTACATTCTGTATAACAAGATCAGATAAAAATTGCGACTCTTCGCCACTATGTGATGTAGAAAGATTGAACTGTATCCTGTTATCTTTTAAATATTTAAAAAGATCAACAAATCCACTTGCAGATAATGAATACTTACCTGTAACATTACTATCAAGCAGGATTTGAAAAGTAATTCTCGGTGCAGTATTAATTACATACTGCTGCCGATATTCACCTGTAATAGTGGGTTTGGATGGTATCTTACATTCATCAGGCACAGTAAGTTGTTGAATAGTTGGTAAAATGACTTCATTTATATCATCACCATCTGTATAAGTTATTGCTGAAAAATCCATTCACACACCCCATTGCCTAGTCATTGTTTCCATGCTATACTCGTTCTTGTCACTAATATAGGCATTTTCAATATTGATGTTTGTATCAACAACTGATCCGCGCGAAGCAGTATCAACAATATTCTTATGTTGAATTTGCCTCTCAACTTGGTCAATTTTCCTATTCAAAAACGCATAAGATCCACCAAATCCAAGAGCAGCACCAGCAACAGAACCTGGTGCGCCAAGTATACCACCTGCTTTAGCACCTTGGTATGCCATCCAAGACGACACTAATACACTAAGGAGTCGTGCTTCGTCAACCATCTGATTTTGTAATAATTGATTTACACCAAAGTATCCCATCATTGCGCCCATTGCACCATTCATAGCAACAGCACTGAGATTAACATTTTTATTAAAATTACGTAGTGAGTGTGTAAGTGTCTGTTTAGCAGCAGTAGTGCTCACCAACGTAGTTTGATAAGTTTTAAGTTTGGCATCTAAGTAATTCAAACTAAGAACATTACTATGTGCAAGTTTACTAGTCACTGACAATTGTTTGTTAAATGTACCTTGCAGACCTGCAACCTGCCATAACTGTTTACCTAATGTCCAGATAGTGCCTAGCAGATTATTTGTACTTACGGTGGCCTGTATGTTCTTATGCTCGAACATTTGTATAGCACCATTCATAACTGCAATAGCAGCAACGGCAGAAGTAAATGCTAATATTCCTGTACCAAGTGCGCCAGTCAATATCATTATAGCACCCACTGCCATTTTAGAAACAGTAGGGAACTTGTTAAATATCGATGTTAATCCTGTAACAACCTTTTCAGCAACCCAAAGGATTGGATAAAATACTTGTCCAATCTGCATTTTCAGAATCTTGAATGAGTTTGAAAGTTTATCCATTAAATGCCCAGCATTCTGAATAGTGTCATTATACAAACTCTGCGTGCTTCCAGTTCGTTCTACAGCATCATAAACATTATTCCAAAGTTCAGGTTCTGCCATAAGCAAGTTATTCATGGCATTTTGTGCTGTAACTTTACCACCAATCAATTGTGTAATTTCACGTGTTGCTTCAATCTGGTTTTCCTGTGTGCTTACGTAGTCACGAAGACGACGAACAAGTTGATCCATGTTATAAAAATCATCTTCATCAATCCACGAAAATCTTTCCATGAATCTGCCTTGTACTTGTTCTTTACTCATCTGCATAAAGAATTGACGCATAGCAGTTCCGGTATTAGGTAGACCAGTAGATGATAGGACACCAAGCATTGCAGAAAGTTGTTCTACACTCAGACCTGCATTGTATGCACTTGCAGCAGAATACTCAAACCAACCAACCAGATCTTTTAGTTCAGCAGTACTGGCATTAGCAGAATTAATCATTGAATCTGTAATTCGCGACGTTTCATTAATATTCATATGCAATGCCTGCATAGTACGAATTACACCATTAGCAGCCTCATTAAAATCCATCTGGGCAATAGTTGCAACCTGCATTACTTTATTCAATGCTTCAGTATTTTTACTTACATCAATACCAGATGCAGCAAACCTTTCTGCAGCAACAACAGTATCTGCTGCAGTGAAAACCTGTCCAGTAGCAACATTGAATATATCACTTTTAGAAAGGTGATCTGCATATTCCTGTGATTTTACAACATAATCCTGGAACTTCTTGTCAAAATCAGCAAATGTAGTAAGTGTATCAGTAATCAGTCTGTTTAATGTATAAACAATAGGCAACGCATACATCTGCATTATATGCATTGAGAAACCAGTCTGGAAGTATTCACCAGCCATTCCTTTACTGGTCTGCATCTTATATTCTTTCATTGCATGCGTCTGCTTTTTCAAAGCATCTTTGGTAATAATAACACGTTCTCTATTTTCATGCTCTACAGTACGTGTGTTCTTTTTCCACAGTGCACGCAATTGATCTGACTGTTTATCACTAAGTGAGGATATTCTTTTATTAGACTGCTCGTACAAATGATTACGTCTATCCAGACCTTTTTTAACTTCAGCATTTCGTTTTTCCATCATATCTTTGACAGAAATGCTTTCACCAGATCGTTGTGGAATATTACCCATAAATCCGGACACATCACTCATACCACGCTTACGTGCAACGGATTTATCCATGTTACTCATGAACTGTGACACGTCGCCACTGTATGTTTTACCACGTTGTGCACGCTGAGGTATTGTGTCCATTTGATGCATAAAAGCAGATGTATCACCAGCACTGGTTTGTGCAAACTTACGTCTTTGCATCTGTTTTAATTGATCAAGTCGTGAATATTGATATTGTGAACCGGCATCTTGTTTAAGTTGATTTCTTGCTGCAGCAGCACGCATTTGTCCAGCAATACTTTTAGCATCATAATCAGTTGGTAAAACGGCAGGATTCCATACATTTTTATGTCCTGCTTGTCTAAATGCAGAAAATCCTCGCCCACGTGCAGAAGCGTTGTTACGTGCTTGCTGTATACGTTTGCCAGCACTATTTTTAATCGTATCAGTCTCATATCTTTGAGAACCAGCAAATCCTTTAGCAATGCGCTTCTGTATATCTTCAATACTTTTAAGTTGATTTTTAAAACGTCTAAGGTCGGTACGTGCCTCAGTTGTGTTTGTATCAATATCAATATTAAGTTTTTTATTTATGGACACATGTACCCCTTCATCACATCAAGTTTATCTCTCATGTCTTCATACGAATCATCAGAACTAATTGATAATTCATTAGACGAATTTGTTTTGCCATTTATTTGCTCATGTATTTTAAGAGCAATATGTTCTAAAAATAAGATTTGTATTTTAGTAAGATCAGCAGCATTAGAGGCAAGTTTATAACCTGCCACATCACTACTGACTAAAAACATAAGTTGTTGTCCACGTTTAGTCTTGGCGAAAGTTTTCTATCTCTTCCTCAGCATCACCGTTATAACCACTGATGCGTTTAACTTCCTCTGCCAGACCGTGAATACCATCAACACGAATTAGATCTTCAGGTTTAAATTCATCATCAGCAAAATCTTTCATTGCTAAATAAGCAATATAACATGAAAAATATGAATTTGCTCTCATGAATTCACCTAGATCGAAATCGTCCATATCTTCAGGTTTATAATTTTCATCAGAAATCTTCTCCATCTCATCAGGAGTAATATTCATAATGAATTTTCTGGTTGCTGGATCTTTGATTTTACTAAACATCATGGAATCTGCTTCATCCATTTCAAGTTCAGTCAACGGACGAATAAAAACCTCACCAGCAGGAAGCTGGTAAGGTCTGACATCATCCTTGCCTTTAGCGATCAAAGAATGAATGTCGAACTGACTCATTCAAAATCACCTATTGCGCCACCGGAATTATCAGTAACAACATCCTGTCCACCATATGACATGGCCACTTTCAGGCATTTGGCATCAAAACTTGCAGTAGGTACTCCACCACTATCATCAACATTAGAAGGGTTGACATTAGTAATTACACAATCAGCAAACTCTGTGTGCTGGAATGCCCAATCACTACTAGATCCGGTTTTTACACCGACGCCTACAGAGAAATGTGTACCATTTACAGCAGTAGCATATATTCTTCTCAATACTTTTTTGTTAACAGCCTTGACACTGAAAGAAAATGAGAACTCACGATTTTCAGTACTATATCCAAGATTGTCAGCATCTATACTATTTATCACAGATTTAGGAAGATCCATTGACGGATCAAATTTCTCAATCGGTGCAATTATTTCGGGATCACCATTGGCAGGAATAAATTTAACAACCAGTCTGGTATCCCAATTAGTTTGTTCCTCAGTCATGTATCACACACACCTTAAAAATTATGCAGTAAATTTCAGATCCATATTAATGGTATGGATAGAACCACTATATTCCAAAATCACATCAACGTCTACAGCACGTGATGTTCTTGCACCTGTAATCAATGTCTCTTCAGCATTAGATCTTGAAGATGCATTCTTAGACAGTGCGTTAAGTACTGGAATAGACACTTTAAACGAATCAATTTCACCAAGATTCTGAGCATTCTGTAATATACCAGAAATCTTACCACCAAGTTCAGATAGTCCAGTGGCATTAATTCTCAGATTTCCAATAATATTTGGATTCGTCAGACCTGCCTTAATCTTATACGAGACATCATCAATAGTACGACGTACATCTACTCTATGAATACCTGAAGATGCAGCACCAAGTGTGTAATCAGTACTGAGAACATAAGACCTTCCGCCCATATATACTGGTGAAACAAGAGCATTGATCTGATTTGTATCAAAAGCAGTCAACTGTGTAGCAGTGAATCCTGTAGACTGTGCAACACCCTGTATAGATTTAAGGATAGGTGACTCCCAAGGTTTAAGACTAACCAACATTCCTGCTACAGCACATGCAACATCGTCATCAGACTTATGTGCAACAGCAAACATCCGATCCTGACCTGCACTAAGCATATCAGTAATTGTAGTCGGAACTGTCGTGATATCTTCATCTTTGGCAAGCATAAAGACACCAACACGATCTGTTAGTGCACTATTCACATGATTCAGCAGGGATGTGGATATATATGCAGATGCTGCCTCTTCTACAGTATTAGCAATAGTAACTGCTTGTATATTATAATCAACTATCTTGTCAAGTGCATCACTAACAGTTGTAACATCGAGTGTAGAACCTACTTCTACTGCCCAAACACTTGTCGCACCATTAAGTATTGCATTCTTTACACCTACACCAAGATCAGTATCACCAAATTCTGTGTCTGCCTCGGCATAGGTTCCTATCATTATGGGATCGCCTATGGTTGTACTCCCCTGACCTACTACAGCAACAGTGCCATAGTCCACAGTCTTTGTTGGGTACAGTCCGGACGTGTCCACATTTATATTTACAAATTCAACTCCCATGTATTATCAACTCTTTCTAGAAACAGTAGTATTTACAGTGTCCAATGGAACACCATCTTCATCCGTCAGTGCTCTAGACCACTTGAACGGATAAATAAATTTTATATCAAATGTTAATGCAGTAATGTTTTCATTAACATACATCATCGAAATATCATCAGTACTCGTCATCTCTAAAATATCAACATTATATTGTGATAACTCCTGACGGAATCTTGCAGAAATATCTTGAAGTAAGTTATCTATTATTTTACTAGCAATCCAATATCCATTCTCTATATAGGAATAATCCACAGTAAACGTTTCGGTGCCTGCAGGCACTGAGGTCTGCCACTCGACACCTGTGTGATCGCTAGAAACGGTATAGTCTGAAGTGTTATGAACATCTACGATTGGTGTTTTTGAAACATCATATTCGGTCTGTCCATCTATAACTGTGATTTCTTCTGTCGTACGTTGTTTCGTGTCTATAGCAAATACCTGGAACCGACAAATAGCAGTTTGTATTTCCTGTCCGTACATCAGTTCATTATTTATATACTCAAAATCACCAGGTGGTTTGAAATATGTAGTGCCTTCGACAGGGAATGATATGTTTATAGATGGATATTGAATTTCACCGTTGAATCTACCAATCGTTCTTTGTATATCGAGATTATTATAATTAGAAGGTAATAAATTTAACAATAATTGTTTAGCATCGATTGGTAACATGTTTATTCATCCCATTCGAAATAAAAACTTTTTCCACGCTGGTGTATTCGTCCAGTCTTCGTATAACTTCTGGCAGGTTTTTTACGAGACACACTTTTAGTATACTGCCCCAGTGGTTTATTTACCACTAGTTTTTTTGCACGCTGTTCATATCCTAAAGCAAATGTGCGCAAATTATCAGCCAATTCTTCAGTAAAAATACGTTCTGAATCGACACCCATTTTTTCTGCAGTCTGTGTCATTACTGGTCTAGCAGGAGTGTTCTCATTTCCGTACTCATGAATATACATTAATTTCATCGGAGTGAGTTTATTTTCACCATGTCCGTGAGGTGTGCTGTCATCACGAATACCGACTTCGAGTGTACTATAGTATCGTCTTTCATCGACATGCAGTTTAAACACTACAGATGAGAGTAATTTACCTGTTTCAAGTAATGGTTTATCCGCACCAAATGGTGCACGTCTTCCTCGACGTTTCTCTTTAGTTTCTTCTGACAGTGCTGGACTAATACTACCCGTTGTGAATTGTTGGATCAATTCGTCAGCCCACTCTTCGGCAAGTTTTTCGGTTGCCTCTTTAGCATAACTCTTTAAAGTCACACCTGCCATGTCCTCGATGTCGTTTTCAATATCTTTTATGAACTCATCTACCAAACTCACTGTACCACATCAAGTTCCAAAATATATTTTATGTATCCAGCAAGTTCAGAATAATCTTCTTTTTCAATCATCTTCCAGTTCTTGTTAAACTGATCTACTAAAACATCATCATGATCAAGATTATATTGTCCAGCAGGCACGTAGAGTTTTGCTTTACCGTTCAATGAGTATCCTGAATTTTTTAGATAAAGACGTTCGTCACCATTTAACGGTTGCATCAAACCCAATATGTCTGTGGAAATATCCGCACCGGCATAAGTCATTCCGTCAAGCACAATTTCCTTATTAGAAATTATAGTGTAAGTTTTACACAGATCATAAAATGCACTGCCAAGATCTTCAATCATTATTTCACCTTAACAAAACCACGTGTTAATTGCTGAACATATTGTTTATATCGTAAAGACATTTTATTATGCATATCTTTAGCAATATTTGCCTTTTTCACAACAGGTTTAGTTATTGATACATCTCCCACTTTGACACGTTCATTATCACCATTCATCATCTGCGCATAAACAGTATCATAATGATTGGCACATATCTTATAGGCAAGCACTTTATTCA